AGTTCTAACTGTGCGTCAGGTGTAGGTCTTGCTAGTACATCGTCCATAGAACGTAGTTCTGCAACTGCTTCCTGTTCTGCTTCTGTTAGAGGTCTTGGTTTGCACTTAAGTGCTTGTAATCTGTACTCGACATTAAATGCCATAGGTCCAGTCTTAACTCTTTGAAAGCAAACGTCCCACCCAGTCTCAGGGTCGGTTGGATCGCCTAAATCTTCTGCGGCAACCATGATTTGTTCCATAAGTTTCTTTTTAAGATTAACAACTTTTACATTGCCATCAGTCGGGTCTATAGCTTGAATAGCGTATGCCCAACCACATTTTAAGTCAGGAAAGAAAGACCTTACGTGGTCAGTTTCCTTATTGTTGAATGTTTCTGTATTTCTGTCGAAAGCTAAGCACTCCATAGGAATGTTTTTACCGTTTTCTCCTTTAATCCAATAAACATATCTAGGTAGTATGTCACCTACTAGTCTAAAGACATTGTCTCCTTCTTTGTAAGTATACTGGTCGATTGAGGACTTTTTCGCTGCCCCCGAAGCTTGATTAAATTTTAATGCCATTTATGTTCTCCATTTAGCGTTATCTTCAAATAGAAAGTGTACTAGACCATTCTCTATCCGAAGCAATCTGTTGCGATTTACTATGTTTTCACTTACAGGCAAGTGTATCAACTCTAGTGTTGTTTGCCCTGTTTGTTTGTAATTAAAATAATTTCGGTATGAAGCTACTGCAATATATTCTGCAGCTTCTTTATTACTATAATTTCTTCGTTCTGCGAGTAACTGTCGAGGATTTAGTAAAAAACTATCACCGACAAAAGACTTCCCAAAATACTTATAGGTCTTGTCTTTTCTACTAGCAGGGATTCTTTTATAAGTTAATAAATGAACGATAGTAAGTATTGAAGTTGAATCTCCTTTGGTCTCACTATTTATCTTTTCCCAATTATATTTTATCATATATTATAACAAATTTTGAAACTCGTGTCAAGTAGTATTTTTCGGAGGTGCTTACAGGGTTGATATCTCATATCCTTGTTTGAGATAGTACCCCATACGTAAACTAGCCTGCCTCTTTGCAGTCTTTCCAATTAAATTTATATCTACTACTACGGGTTGTTGTTTTCCTTCATAATCCCTAATTATTCTACCAATGAGCTGTGTAAGTAACGGCTCGTTATTTACTGGTGTAGCAAGTATCAAACAGCTTAGAATATTTAAAGAAATACCCTCTGAGAATATAGACTGTGTTCCATACAGAACGTCTTTGTCCTCAAAAATCTGATTAATTATATCTGCTCTATCTTCGTGATGGATTTTTCCAGTCACACAAACTGCGTTATCACCAGTGAGTTCTGCGCAGTTTCTGAGGAAGTCTACTCTATCAGATACCACTAACACTTTATGACCTTTGGCTGCGTACGATGACGCGGCCATTGCCACAGAATGTTGGTACTCTGGGTTGTATGCTAACTCATTTATTCTGTTTGCCCAAGGAATACCGTTTCCGTCCATAAAGCGTATATCCATTGGTAGGATATGAACTTTAGGCATCATAAAATTTTCCTTTGGTGGTTTTAAAACATTATCTCCAAAGTAATCACGAAAGACTACATGTCTACCATCTTTTCTTTGCAATGTTCCAGTTAAACCTATCTTATGTCTAGCACAATTCTTATCTATAATTCTAGAAAAGGTAGGTGCGCTACAGTGATGCATTTCATCTAGTATAATAGTGCCAAACTCTTGTCGTATCTCTGGAATCTTTCTATACAGACTTTGTATATTGCCTATAACGACTGGACTATCTAATTCAAATTTACCACTACCTATAATTCCAGGCGTGATATTAAAAACTTTCTTTACTTCATCTTCCCACTGCTTTCTTAGAGCTAAAGTATGGGTTATCACTAGGGTTTTCTGCCCAAGTTTCTCAGCTATTGCAAGACCTGTAAATGTCTTACCCCAACTTACCCAAGCGTTAATTATGCCGCCGTCACCTATCTCGTCATATACTGACTGCTGGCTTGGTCTTAATGTCAAATTAAACTTGGGGAAGTCTACTGGTTTTAGTACTCTTTTATCTACTACTTCATGGTCTGCAGGGATTAGGTCAATTCTGCCCACCGGTATTGCTACTAGTCCCTGTCTTATTAATGCCATATTTTTTATAATGAGTGGTGGGTCACCGAACTTAAACGAAGGTATGGCATACGTAAGCTCGTCATCAATCTTTTTCTGTTGCGCGGGTAATACTTCTAGGTAAATCCTATCACTTATAACTGCTTTCATTTTATCCAGTGTATTCCTTGTAATTCTTTTACATCAGACCACACAAACCATGCATAGTCTGTTGAGTCCGTTCCTTTACCTGTAAATGAGGGTCTTTTACTTAATACAAATAGTCCATCAGGGGGAAACTGTTGCCAAAAGTCATATCTTTTCTGGCTTCCTAAAAAATTTATTCTTAATAACATTATTACTGTAGGTGCTAATGACATAGAATGTTCAATAAATTCCTGTGCTAATGAAAAAGGAGGGTTAGTAAGTATCAAATCAGCTTCTTCAAAATGATTAAAAAAGTTTATATCTTCTTGTATTTCACACCAATCTACTTTTAGTCCTTGTCCTTCTAAGAAAGATACTATTCTTCCATCTCCTTTACAAGGTTCTAAAGCTGTGTCAAATTGACTCCAATCTATAGGTAAATTTTCATAACACCACTCTGGAGTTGGGTAATAATCGTATGGATTCCTCATCTCCAGTCAGGCCCACTATACCACTGTACTAAAGAGTATCTAGTACCCTTTGTTACAGGAGTTACTTGATGCTCTAAGAAAGAAGGAAATACTATTATAGTTCCTCTATTTCTAAGTTCTTTTTCATTATTATTTAATTTATACCCAAAGAAATTTTTTATCTCAAAGTTTCCACCTTCATAATCATCAGCGTGACTTAACTGTACTGATACAGACAACTTTCTTATAGGAACGCCTTCTTCTAGCTTAACATTTGTATCTCGATGCCAACCATATTTTGACTGTAGTCCATATATAGAAAACTGTACTTGCTCACTTTGATTTATTACATAGTTCCATTTTGCCTGAATATTTGCAGTATTTACATAACTTTTTAATAAAGCATCTACTTGACTTTCTTTACTAAACCAAGCTATACTACCCTGTCTCAAGTCAGGGTCTTTAGTATTATCACTATTTACTCCTGCTGATTTAAAATTATCCAAAGCTAGTCCTTGTTGTATTATTAGGTCACACGCTTCATCGGGTAATACTTTATCCCAAAAGTAAAAAGGAATATCTGCTACACTTTTCATTTATATAATTTTGTACTCCATGGGTTTACTGCTACAGACACTCTGTGGCCTGTAAAATTTCGGACATAATGTTCTAGTCCTGGGTTAAATATTACTAATCTATTTACTACTGGTCTTATTTCTATGCCATTCATAAATACTAATTCTCCGCCCTGTAAGTTTTCTACTTCTAAATAAAATACTGTAGAGCATGTAGGGAATCTTGATATTCCCTTTTTTAAATAAGCAATTTCATCTTTATCTTGATGAACATCGCTTGGTTTTGTATTGACATGTGTCCAATATTCATAATTACTATTTTTAACCATAAAAAATAAGTCTGCTTTTTCTAATATTGTTCTACACATTGCTTTGTTTTGGTGTCTTTCTTCCCACTCAAAAAAGCCTTCTCCCTCTTTTGAAGAATAACCACTAACAAAAGGATTATCACTTCTGTTAATATTACTACTAAATATTTTTAATTGATGTGGCATAAAAAGATTATCAATTATGTGTATCATATTTTTCTCCATGAGTTCTTTTTCTTTTTATCAGATGTATCATATAGTAGCCAAGGCACTCCATCTCTGTATAAAAGACCTGCCCAAGTTTCTCCTTCACTAATAGGTCTATCTAATGTAAAAGGATATGGACAATCTTTTATCCACATTACACTTGCTATATTCTTTTTGTCTACTCTTAGTATTTTATGATACTTTAATTCTGCTTTCGTTGTTTTTAGTTTTCTAAACCATCTACCTCTACTATCTATATAGTACTTACCTTGATGGTCAAGATAGTTTCTTATATTTTTAATCATAGACTTCAAAGGATATATACTTGTCATAGGAGTTTGTAATCTTCTTATACCAAGAGTTTCTCCTTTCATATTAGTATCATCTAATACTTGATTTTCTATCCAAAGTATACCATCTACAGACATTATCTCATCTGTGTGCAGTACAAATACAGGAAATTTTATTTTATCATATATCATATTTGGCTTCAAACTTCCCAAAGGAATAGTCATCACCAACATCAAAGTCACAACCTACAGGAGTTCCTGGGATACTAAATCCTCTATCTTGTTGTATAAACTCTTGTAGCTTTTCTGAGTATGCTTCTACTTCTGATTCTGGTACTTCTGCTAAAATTGAATCATGTACTAGAGCAAAGATTCTTGCTTTCATACCAGTGCTTTTTACGTAAGCATTCATATCTATTGCACCAAGTAAATTAATATCAGAAGCTACAGACTGAACTAAGAAGTTCATACCTGATCTAACTTCATGACTTTGTATTCCTTGATTATCAGATTTAACATTTGGTAATCTTCTCTTTCTACCAGTAGCGCCATATATAAATCCATTGTCCATAATAAACTTACTAGATAAATCTATCCACTTCTTGAGTTTAAAAAACTGTTTGAAGTAATCATCAATAACTTCTTGAGCTTGTGTCTTACTGAAAAAAGTGCCTGAATCTGTACTAACTTGCTGAGATATCTTGTTAGCTCCAGCACCATACATTATGCCAAAGGTAACA